GTAAATGCATTAATTGAGGCAGTCGCTGTAGCAGTGATTCCTGACCCTTCAGGGACTCCAAATGTGACCGTAGGTGCAGTTCTATAGAATACGCCGCCAGTGGTGCCTCCAGGGAACAGGAAGGCGGAAGAACCAATACTTATGGGTGCAGACATAATACTAACACCACCACCAACCATTGGGGTGGCAAGAACTGCAGTTGCTGCAGCTCCAATATGTTTTGGTGTGGAGAATGTTACTGTAGGAGAATTAATATATCCTCCACCAGAGGAACTTACAGTGACTACTCCAACTCCACCAGTTGTAGAAATTCCTGATGTAGCAGCTGCTCCCGATCCACCACCACTGTTAAACTTAACTGTGGGTGCGGTAGTATATCCTGTTCCTGGATTTACTAATCCAATTTGTTGAACAGATTTTAATTTGGTATTTGTATTTGTATTGCAAACATTTATACCACTTATCATTTGAGAAACTGTTCCTATACCAGTCACAGATCCTGCAATTCCTACTGATGCAATCCCTACTGATGGTATAGAATTATATCCTGCTCCTCTATTAGTGAGTCTTAAGAATCTAATACCATTATTTACAAGTGAGGTATTTGCTGTAGCAGTAGATCCCGTTCCAACAACATAGAGAAGTTGTGCTATTCCTATGATTGTTGACTTGCCACTTTCAGATGTTCCATCATAATCATCTCCGATCAACTCATTATCAATTTCTTCAATTCCAGTATCAATAACTTCATCTTCAATACGGAAGAGTTCGCATCTTAACTCATAAACATAGTTTTTTTGTAATTGATAAAATGGTTTTTCATGTTCTACATATTTAATTTCAAATAACCTATCTCCTAAGGGAAAATATATTAAATCTCCTTCTTTTGGTCTAGTTGAAAGTTTTACATTAGATTCATTTTTCATCAATGGAGAGATATATGTTTCAAATCTCTCTTTAGAAATAATTAAAGTTATTTCATTCGTTGCCTGAATGCCAAATTTGGATAACAATGTTGGATTATCGCCATAACCCTCAAAAGATTCGATATAAGCTTCTATTGGATATGCATCATCAAATTTTGATTCTATTACTTCTTTTATAATAGTATTTTCTGTTAGATACTTACGCGGTAAGAAATGTACATCTATACCATATATTCTTAATTGTTCGTTAATTAAATCCTGGACAAGATTTTGCTCTCCAGAAGATCCTTGTTGAAAAAATGGATTTAACATAATCTCTATCCGATCATATCAAAAGGTGGAAGTTCATATGTATTAGACATTTGTTCTCTAATAATTTCAAGATCTTTCATTCCATCATCATATATTTGTCGGCCGTTCAACTCTGTTCCTCCCGGAAGTTTTACGCCTTGGAATTTGATTAAATTTTGGCCCCACTGCTTTTTAATGAGAGCAGTTAAATATTTTTTTAAAAAAGAATCGTTATAAACTCTAGAATGGTCTGAAGGATCTATTATTCGATAACAATCAAGAACAATATAATCATCTTTCCTAACACTACCCCAATCAATATCAAGATATAAACGATCTTGTCTTTGATTAAATCTTATTTGTTTTTCTGTGTTCAATACAAAATCAATATCTTCAAGGTATCTCTTAGTCATTGCATAACTAAGAATTTCCGTTGATCCTAAACCATAAATGTCATTCAAGAACAATTGATATTTAACACTGAACATGTTATTTGTTGCAGTGTTGGATCCATCAAAACGGAAAATTTTGTTTATCCCAATAACTGCTGGTGGAACTTGAATGTAATTATTGTTTTCAGTAAATGCAAAGGATGATGTACTACCTACACTATGAGTAACCGTAGTTGTAGTAATTCCACTGACTCCTGCTGTGCCAGGACCTTTTCCCCTGTTTACATCATCTTCAGTAAGTTTATAATGCAAAAAAGTTTGTATTACTCCATCAAAATGTCTCTCATGAAAATATTGAATTGCATCATCTACTAGATCCTCAATTTGCTCATCCGCAACATTGATTTCTAGAACTGGAGCTCCCAGTTGTCGTTTACAGTAATTGATTAGATCCGATCTACTTGCTGGTTGTGCCATTTATTAACAAGTTTCCTAGATATATTTAGGTTTATGAGGAGATGGTATTATAAACTAGTATATTTCCACGAACCAATGGATATGTTGATGATCCAATAGTAACTAAAACATCATAAACATATCTACCCTCATTTAGGTTTGCAGTTTCTGTATCAGTTAAAGAAATTTTTATAACCCCACCAAGAGCACTAGTAATTCCAACAATAAAGGTATCTGCTGCACCAAAAGTTGCACCAACAGCAACACTCTTAGATATAGCTCCTGCTCCAGAATAACTTGTAAAATCAAAAGCAGCATTTGCTGTAGTTTTTACATTAAAGGTGGTTGAAAAATCTGTTCCACCATAAATTGTTAAATTAGCCCCATATGGTACGCCAGAGTCTGGATCAAAAGTAATCGTTTTAGTTGCCATCTGTTGGTAATCCTATGATCTGCATTGTCTCTTGTTGCTTATAATAAAGTTTGCAAAAAGATTTTGCAATGTTTCTAAGAGTTTCGCGATCATCACAACCGTCTATTTCGGTTGCCAATTGCATATAAGCAAAACTCTTAGATAAATTCTTAAGTTCAATAGTTTCAGGATCCATTTGTTAAGCTCCTTAATAGTGATTTGATTTCATTTAAATCATCTTTCATACTAGCAACGTCAGTCTCAAGATTTTCTATAGTTTGTTTTTCATCATTTTTTACATTACGACGACGTATGTAATCATTATATTGAGACTGACTTGTATTGATAATACAGTTTGTTGTAGTATCTCTGACAAGATGAGTTTGATCTTTTACTTTATGTTTCATATTATGCAGTAGCAATAACTCTCAAGTCCTTCATTCTTGGTGGATAAGTCTGATTTGAACTTGTCATAACAACCTTAACTCTAAAAGATTTAAACGGAGGTAGATCGTCTGCAGTAAATGTATATTCTCTAAAGTCTAAATCTTCCGAAGCGAATCCAGATATATCAGATACTGTATTGTAAGTATCGGATTTACCGTTACTATTTTCAAGAGCAATGATATCTCCACGATCATTCAAATTATCAAAACCAGGGAATGGTACGAATATAGGATCAAAATTAGCAGTTTCACTAATCGAGTAGAATACTCTGATGTCCGCATAATTATTGACATGTGCATCAAGTATTACCTTAAGCGATGAAGCAGGATTTTCTAAAGTATTTTCTTTAGAAATATACTGGCAAGATGTTGGATCATCATTCAAACTATTAACTCTATTGTCTTGAGCATAATTTGTGATTGGAGCATCAACTCTATTAGTTGTGAAAATCGCACTTAATCTTTGAGTGTCAATGACAGGAGAAAGGAATTCGTTGTCGGTAGTAAGTTCAAGTGAGATGTTCAATGAACGCTCTCCAGGAAGATCCTGCATAGTAGCTGCATTGGTCTCATTGACTCTTGAAGCAATAACTCTTGGTGATGTAAGATAGTTACTATTGTTAAGAGTAAGACCCTCTCTATCTTGAACGACGAATGGAAGATCAGCACCAGCACCAGATCCATTATTGAGACTTGTTCCAGAGACAGATCTCATCGTCGCATTAATATTAGTTCCAGGAAGAGTCAGATTCTGAATCTGTGGAGTAATAATTTCATATTGCATATTTTGAGTAGCTTTGACACTAAATCCACCAGTAGATTTGGTCTGATCAAGATAAAGAATTGGGAAACTTTCTCCAGTTGTTCTGGCAACTCCAGAAGTTGCCATATCAATATTAATGTTGTAAGAATCAAATGTAATTGGATTAGAAACTGTTACATCACTAAGAACATGTTCCTTATTAATTCTTCTCAAAGATACTCCACCAAGTTCATATTTGTAAATAGGAGTTCCTGCAGAATAATTGGTAGCAACTGTTCCATCAATCTGTCTTGTGATTCCTCCAATAGTATTATTAGAAGATTCGGTGTAAGACAGAATCTCATCACCAATTAGAAGATAACCAGCATTAGTTGTACCAACACCAACATTTTCAAAAGTTCCAAAATCGGATGCGTCATCAATACTGATGTCGCCCGTAGATGTTGAATCATAAGCAACAGAAATCTTTGTTGGTACGATATCAGGTTCAATATCAGAAAGTATTACTCTGTTGATCTCATGGTGCATTCCATGATTCTTATGATCTACAACAATATGACGACCATCAGAAATTGTAGTAACAGAACTAAAACGGGCAGCGGCTTCAACTCCACCAAGAGTTGTTCCAATACCAACACTGTTAGTAAACATGATTGTGTTTCCAACACCAGTAGTAAAGTCTCCCTGAACATTATCAAGAATTAACTGGTTTGTAGACCCAAGGGAAACTACAGAGAACCTAGCATTTGTTCCTGTTTCTTGATTACCAAGTCCTCCAGTGATTTCAAGAACATCACCAACAGTGTAACCAGTTCCACCACTACGAACTGTTGCAATAGAAACTACACCATTAACAACATGAATATCTGCTGTCAAATCTAAACCACTACCGGTTATATTAGACATCGAAGTATTATCATATCCCCAACTGCCACTGTGTGGAGTAAATCCAATACCAGTATTAATAACATTAAGTTCACCAGTTGCAGAACCGGCACTACCAACATAATTACCAGTTGCATTAGAATTTATTTGGTAAATCGTATTTCCAATTTCGGGAACATGGCAAATACCATCTGCAAAGTTCAAACCTGTTGTCAATCCCACTCTAATTTTTCTAGAATTTACATTAATTGGATCTGGCATTAATGTAGGAATTTGAGCATTTCCTTCAGCAAGAACAGGACTATACATTTCCACGGTTCCAGATTGGAAGAATCTTGCTCTGTTAATTACAAACTTGAGGTCTTCCCACTGACTTGGTTCCCAAGTAGATCCATTCTGAGATTTGAAGAATGAACCAAGATCTGGTTGAGTAGAAACAAATTGATCTGTAATTAGATCGTTTTCGCCAACTCTAGAAATCCAAACCTTATATTTTGTGGAAGCAGAAACTAAAACCATTGCATATTCAGTCTGTTCCTCAACATATACTGGAGAATCAAAGAATATTCTAGTTCCAATATCACCATCAGTAGATGTTTCAATACCTGCAGGAGGAATCGTCACTTCTGAGAATGGTAAAATAGTTTCTGTTGGAATACCATTTTCCATTGTTCTCAATTGAAGCACCACTGGAATGTCATTAGTATCAACTTCTGCAAAGAAGATATCAATACTAGTTAAGAAGACTCCAGTATCACCAAATACAGTAAATGACTGTGCAATAGGATCTCTACCTCTTCTTCTCCTTCTCCGATTCCTTCTATTTCTTCTTCTTCTTGCTCTATGCCTCCTTACTCTTCTTCCACCTCTTCTTACAACTCTTCTTGCAACTCTTCTTCTTACAACTCTTCTCCTTACGACGCGACGACCATTTCTACCACCACGTCGCCGATCTCCAGTATCGGGAGTATTAGGACCACCACCACCGCCGCCGGGGCTGCCTGACCCAGGAGCTCCGCCGCCACCACCACTTGATGGTGGATCTGGCGGTGCAGGTGGTGCAGTAAATGTAGTGTCTGTTAATACTGATGTAGTTGTTGCACCAACTGTGGTAGTTCCTGTCAAATCAGAACCCGTAAATTCATCACGGTTAACTTGCTCTCTATCAGCAAGAACTTCAATCTTCGCATTTCTTACAGAAACAATGGACTCTTGTACTGTTTCCAGAGTTCCAGATGCAGTATATGTTTCTGAAGCCAATGTAAGAGCTTCTTCTTCATTATTCTGTTTGTTATCAATTAGAACAAAAGTTTTTGTTCCGGTCGTGAACTTAGGATTTGCATTAACTGTTGGTGAAGGAATGAAGAAACTTCCTAAGATATCAGAACTTAAATCCGTAATAAGTCTATTATTTACGATTCTAGCACGAGCACCTGACTGAGATCCATACAGAATCATTCCAGTTTCAACATATCCAAAGAATTCTCCGGCAGGTTGTTCTGCAAGAGCTAATGTATCAACATTGATGAGTGTAGATGTTGCAGAATAGGTAGATGGAAGTGACGCGGCATCTCCTAATGCAAACAGTTCAAATTCACCCCTTAGTGCTTCATCAGATTTTGCTCCTACAGTTGATGTATATGGATTACTTGCATATAATCTTTCTGGAGCATTGTAAGGTCCTTCTTTATGATTTGGTTGACATAATCTAAATCTTATTTGAAATCCAGTTCTGAACGATGCACCGCCAGCAGCAAGACTCTTAATCGGTCTTCCAAAAACAGTTTCTCCAACTCGGAAAGCTCCTGTGAGCATCTGAACTTCCAGAAGTTTTGGAATTGCAAATCTAGATACATCGATACCTTCAAAGAATGGATAAACTTGAGTTAATGGTTTGAATCCTCTACCAATAAACTCAATATTTCTAGATCTCATGAAGGAGATCACTTCTCTACTGATGGTTCTATCCCCAAGACTTTCAGTTTCAAGTTGAGGAGTAATTAACTGCCTTCTACCTGTTCTAGTGGCAATACCAGTTCTAAAGTTGTCTCTAAAAGTATCCTGGAAGGTAGTTCTAGTAGTTGCTCGGAAACTATTAGTCCTAGTTCCTCCATTTTCAGCAGTATTAGTCTGAAAATCTCTATTTGTAACTTCAGTTCTTTGTGCTCTACGAACAGCAGTTCTAGTACCAGTCCATTGAGTCTGCCATGCATTCCAAAGAACTGGAGTCAAACCAGTTTGTGGATCAAATCCACCAAACTGTCTAGCGGCAATATCTACAGTGCTTGCATAATTACCTTCAACATCAATAACCTTTGCTTTAACTCTGGCAGTGTCAGTCCAAGTATCTGATGATGGAGTTAGTCTAATATTTGCTCTCCAGAAACTCAACAGGAATGGGGTAACGCTCTCGGGTCTGGTTGCATATTCTTGAGCAAGATACTCAACTTCCTCATATTGTAAAGTAATAATATCTCCAGTTTTTGTAGTATTAGTTCCTTCTGGGAATAATGCAGATGCATTTAAAGTTAAATCTGCAACTGATGGATCAACTGGACCAACAACTAAATCAATAGCATTCGTATAATGAGATGGTCTACATTCCTTATTAGATTGGTCAATACTATTTTTAATAACTCTATTATCTTCCTGTGGTAAGAAAGATGTAAAGTTGTCTACAAAGAAACCTGACTTAAATTTGTTTAATCCTGAATTGTCTGGTACAAACAAGTTAGCAGTTTCTGTTTCTAAAATAGAAAGAGAAGTATAATACTCCAAGTTTCTAATTCTATCTTCCAGTTTGCCAATATCACGCATCGTATATCTCTTATGATCCAAGAAATGAATAGATGCATCCTCGGTTCTATACAGATATGGTGGAAGTGTGATTGTTGCAATTTCTAATGCATTATCAATAGGATCTGGTTTCTCTGGATTTTCTGCTGGATTGCCCAGTTTTATTTCAAAATCTCCTCTGTCATTGAGATATATTCTATCAATTCTTCCACCATAGAAAGAATAATTTGTTACGATAGATTCGTCAGAAGCTAAAATATTTGTAGCAGAGTTTCCTGATGCAGTAAAACTTCTACCCAAAAACTCAAGGGGTGATCTAGTAGATTCTGTAATAGTGTAATCAGATACTTTTGGTCTGATATCAATTATATCAGTGTTTCTATTACCATTAACTGTTTGAATTTCGCTACCATATTCAAAGGTATTATATGAATTATGTGTTGTTATATCACCATCATCTGAGGATTCATAATACGCATTTTTAAAGTAAATTTTTAACTGTTTAGATGGTTCTTTAACATTAGATTTTCTAGTTAAGAATCCATAATCATAAAAAGTTGATTTTTGACCATTATTAAATGTATAGTTTGAAGAAACATCTTTACTAGGAATATCTAAGGATGAAATTACTGCTTGTAAATTAGATTCCTCAAAAATAACAGTTTCTCCTTCACTAAAACCAAAATCATTTAAATCAATATAACTGAGTTGTTGATCTGCAACCTTTTCTGCAACTACAGCAATTGATCCAGAAGTTTTGCCGATAATTTTTTCTCCGATTATTAAATCTGAAGTTTTCCCAGTAGGCCCAGTAATTGAAGTTAAAGTTAACTTGGGTGCAGATGCTTCTGATGTATTGTTTGATTCAAAAATTCCTAGAATTTCTAAAATATCACCCGTATTTAATGAGATTACTTCGTCTTGAACTCTTGTTCCATATGGATAATTTCCATACGATAGACCATCATTTAAAGTAGTGGCTCCAACACCAGAACCCGTTAACTTAGATGTACTAACAATCAGAGTGTTTACTCTTTTCTTTCTCTTAAGTTTTACTTTAGGTTTTACTTTTTTAATCGTGGTGACTAATTTTGCCTCCATATTGGCAGACAAATCATCTCCAATGTTGTTAATTTGAAGAACTGTATTACCACTTGTAAATGACATCCTATCTGAAGTTAGGACCTCGGTAGTTCCGTCAGCTCTTACGAGAGAATATCTTTCCTCATCAAATGCTAAGAATGTTTCATTGTTTCCGGCAGTAACACCAGAATTTAATTGATTCTCTGTAGTAATAATGACATCAAAAGATTTCCTAATAATTAGTTGTGCATCACTAAGATCAACATTAGAAATATTTCTTTTCGGCATTGATGTAAATAACCGATTATCACTTGCATTAGCTAAAGGAGTACTAACAAGTCTTAGATCAGATACGCTTACAATGTTTGCTGCACCTACCTGAGGTATTTGACCTTCACTTACTTTTGATACCGTTGTAACTCCGGTAACCGTGACCTGAGAACTACCAACACTAACAATTCTTGCTAAAGTTTGTGTAGATTGTGCAGTTGTAATTCCAGTATTCGTGAATGCCAAGATATTGCCAATTTTGAGATTTCCAGGAAATCTTTCAGAAATACTAGTTACAGTACTAATACCACTAGTGCGAATTCTGTCCGTAACTTGGGCTTGCCCAAAGACGAAAGAGTTTTTTTGAATAGTATCTGCAAGAAAAGTTAGACCAACTCCAACAACTCCTGGTCCTACAGATACAGACGGACCACCATAAATTGCTTTAACATCGGCCATTGAATGTGATGTTACCGCAACAGCAACTCTAGTATCTTCTACACCATCAAAAATAAATGGTTCATTCTTGAGAAAAGTTCCTACGGTATCATATAATTGTAAAGAAGTACTATCAGATACAGCATCTCTTAAAAACGCAGTTGATCCACTATACTTTCCTTTTACAAAAGTGGGTATAGAAAGACTGGTTGGCTCATTTAAAGTTATATTTGTTTGCAATCTAACATCAAACAGTGAAATATCCCATTGATTTATGGTTGAAAATTCTGTATCATATGATCCAGATTCCAATGCACAATCATATATTCTTGCTAATCCAATCTCTTCTCCAGGAGCATCTGTGCCCACTCCTGCTCTTTGGTCACGTAAACTTACAATGTAAGTATTTCCAATACCAATTTCTGGAGCTCCTTTAATATTATTCGCTCTTACAGTTACTCCTGTACTATAATTTACCGCTTGATTGGTTAAAGTAGCAGAAGCTCTTGTTTTAGGAAAACTTATATATGAGGTATCTAAAGTTCTTACTTCATATCCTTTAACAAATGCTTTTCCTGGAGCAATAGCATATAAACCAATATCATCGCTTACTTGTCTTCCATCTCCAGTCTCTTGACCTTCTGCATATATACCATCATTACCAATATTATCGTTAAGAGACTCTCTAATTTCTACTCCGAATGGAGTAACTGTGTAATCGCCAGATTCTGCAAAAGTTCTTCTTGCTAATTCATTTCTAAGTAAATTATATTGGGAAGTATCATTGACAAAATCGCTTTGAAGTACGCCATCTTCAACTTTTGCAAGTTCTACAAAATTATTGTCATTGAGATCTTCAAAAGCTTTAAATGCCAGGGTACATGTTATTTTTAATCTATCAGCACCTGGTGCTGCATAGTTATTAAATCCCTTTGAGTTATCGGCAAGTGTGGGATCTTCATCAGCATTAACAACACTTTCTTGAATATTAAATCCAATTCTTCCTGTAGGAAGATTATCATATTGATCTAATATTAGAGTTTCTGCTGCAATATTAACAAAAGTACCTCTAATAAAATATACACCATTATCAATTGAGAAGGTAGATCCCGCTGTTACACAATTTTCTGTTAATGTTGATGCAAAAGATTCTCCAGCAGGAACAAAAACATTGTTTTCTGGACCAGAAACAATGTTTTCATCACATGCTAAAAGTTCACCGTCATTAAATTCTGATTGAGCATTATCACCAACACCGGACGAAAGATATGAAATATAGAGCGTGGTGATATCAAAGTCACTCTGCTCTGGAGTGATAAAATTTACAACCTCAGCAGAAACACCAGAAGTGAGACCATATATTCTTTTACCTATCAACTGTGATAGATACGCACTAACAGGTATGCCTAAGTGTGTTGGATTTATAGAAACACCAGTATATCCAGTATCATATGTGGTATTTCCTGGGATTACTTTAGCTCCCTCCTTAAACATGTGGGAACCAAATTGTTCAATTTGATTTTGAAGAATTGACTGCAGTCCCGTCAGTTCCCTCGCTTGAACAGGGTATCCAGGTTTAAACAGAACCTTATAATAATCATTTGATGAATTAAAATCATCAAAATATGGTGATACATTGAGGTTAGTTTGTTGCGCCATGGTTTATTAGAACTGCAGTATAATTTTTATGTCTTCTTTTTGATTGGAAGATCTTGTAATAGCTGGTCGATTGTCAATATAGATTATATCACCAGAATATTTTTTAACCTCTGGATTTGACAAACCATTTGTAAATGACTGTCCAAGGTAATATGTTCTATTATTTAGAGTAGTAGAGAGACCACTAAACGTAGTTGAAATACTTAATCCGGCAGTTGTTCCTACTATACTAAAAGACCCATTTCCAGACACCGAGTTTGAAAATCTAGTTAAATCATAACCATATTGTGGATTTGTTTGAGTGGTTCCATTTGTGTTAAATCCTGCAAGAGTTCTATCTTGCCAATATTTCAAAACACCAGTAACCTGATCATAATTTATAACTCTACCTACTGCTGTAACACCAGTTCCTACAGTTTGTGTGACAGTAGAATCTGCGGTAAAAGTTGCCGAACTATATCCAGTACCAACTAATCTCATCGCATAAACCGCACTGGCTTTTGATAACGAAATATTTGAATTAGAATTGTATGCCTTAGGATTTTTTACAATACCAATTCTAGCAACTTGATTGCCTGTAATAAAATCAGGATTTTCATCATCATTTTCAATTCTTGCATACATAAGTGCATTTTTGGCACCTAATTCTCTATAAATGTCTTTTCCATGACCACCTGGAGGAGAAATTATAACATCAAGTGCTGGCACATTAGTTCCTGATGGAACATTTCCTGCAATCAAATCAACAGTGCCAAATGAATAATCTTTTCCTGGATTTGAAATTGTAACACTATCAACTTGTTGATCATTATTAATAACTACTGTACACTCAGCTTCACTTCCATCTCCTTTGATGGGAACTCTAGTATAAGTTCTATTTGCAGTTCCTAATCCAACACCTCTATTTTGAACAATAACTGTTTTAATACTTCCATCAATAGCATTATCTCTTATGGCAGCGTGGTCATTGCTAGTTTCCCAATTTAAAGGAACTGGCATAAATTCCGTAGAATCAAATTTGATTACATCGGATGGTTTAATTGTATAAAGATATTTCCAAATATATCCATCACCACTCGTTCCAGATGCTCTTGGTTCTAAGTCAGTAAATGTTGGTTCATCTAATGAAGGTCTTCCATCAATATTTTCTGGATCTGTTCCATTATCTAAACAAATATAGACTCTAAAATCGCTGTTAATCGCATAATAATTCGCAGAATACAATGAAGTACCATTGGCATTTCTTGGAATATTTGATATACCATAGTCATGTCTATAATAATCATAAGTTGTTCCAGAATTCCAAGATATCTTTCTGATAACAAGTTTAATGTCATCAGAAGTTATCTTTTTCATAGCGATCATGGTATCCCATGCATCATTAGCCTGACTAAAATTATCAATGGGACTAGGAGGATCATCATCCCAATCCAGTAGAAGATCTGTTGGATTTGGTAATCCAACAAAAGCGTAATATGAATTATCAGATGTAGTAACACCAGAAACGAAGTTCTTTGCGTTTAATATCCTAACCTGATCAGTTATAATAGCAGACATTTTGAGGGAGATTTTTCTTTATTTAGTATGAATTATGTACTATAACTTTGGACCTTCAGTGATTTTTGTCTAATCACTACAGGACCGGTTTCAATTCCAGTAATACCATTTGTAGTATTTACTGGATATGTTTGAAGTCTATTTCTGTCTGTTAACAGCAATTTGCCCCAACTATAGTCTCCGTAGAAGTGACTGACTGCCAATCCAGTTAATCCATCAGTAGAACTGACACTTACAACAACCTGAGTTACTGTAGTTTGTCCAAAACCAATAGCATCAGTTGATACGCCAGTGGTAACATGAGCAGCCCTATAAACTCCATCCATAAAGGATGTGCCAACACCAACAACGGCGTTGTTCTCATCTAAGGATGTCAAACCATTACCAACGTTTGAATTCCTAATAACAAACAGATCACCAGTTCCAATTCCACTTGCAGTAATCGCGGATGGTTGAGTGATAGCACCATCTCTCAAGAATGAATTATATGGAATAACCAAATCAAGAACTAATCCAGTAACGGCAACACCT